ATGATGATTTCTTGCGATCCTGCTCCCATTTCTTAACATCAACAGACGCGGTATAACTCTTACAGATGGTGCAACGCACAGATACTGTGCCTGGTTTGGCCACTGCGGATGTGAATTCATGATAGTGTATCACCAATGACTTGCGACAGACTGGATATCCACGCAGATCACAGGGTTGCTTGTATTTCTTGCTGAGTTTGAAGGGAGTTAATTGGTATGCTGGCTTGATGGCGGTCTTCTTACGCTCACCCAGTTGCTCCAATTGATTGTCAAAATCATCCATATCTTATACTTAAAAAGATTTTGGTTTTGGTAAGGCTTATTTGAGAGATGTGAAATAGATCACAGCACCCCACACACACAGTGCCAGAGATATCCAAAAGTATGGATCACTAGATAGTGGTATCATCTGAAAATCTACGCCAGAAACCATCATGATAATACACAGGTGCTCCTGAGTTGGAGGCTGAGTCCGCTGTGGCATCTGAACAGAACGCAACCATTCCATCCGCTAGGTTGGCCTGTGCGTTGAGTTGTGCTGTGGTTCTTGGATTCAATTTGATGATGTCTTCCACCACAACCACATTGGTGTCTGGATCCAGTGTGAGATTGTTGGAAGCGGATGAGTTGATCTCATCTGGTAGATAGGCGGCATCAACTTTTGATGATGCATTGAGTGGTGCCACGCCTGAAGCGGCTCCCCTGCCATTGATTACATTCTTTAGTTCATCCAGTGCTGTCTTTAGATCTGGTCTAGCTGCCGCTGGTGAATCTGATCCCGCGTCTAAGTTTGCGGTTGATACATTTCCTGCTGTTCCCCAAGTCATTTGTTTGTTCCTTTCAAGTATTTAATCTTCATTTCTTAAGTCCCCTCTTCAACCATTCCGCCCATATCAATAACAGGCAAATGATCACAAAGAATATGAACCCTATCAACATCATGCCAACACAATGTTCCCATCTTCATCTGACCTAATGGCTGGCAATCCAACAATCTGTAGATTGACATCAGCGTCTGTGGTCACCACATCAGTGACTGCGATGGTTGATGTTGAAACCAATGCACCTGTCACCAACACCAGGGTGTTGGCATCCACAGTGAATGGTGCTGTTGGTGTTGCTGTGCGTGATGTTTCTGACCATCTGATGTCATCCATATACAGTGCGGCTGGATCATTTGAGCCAAGGTCGCCCGCATTGACATGGCCTGAGTTGTAGCCCCAGGTGTTTGATGTGCCCAGTTGCGTTTCTGTTGAAATTATGTTGGCATACACAGTGCCTGATTCTCTCCTTATCCTCCAATAGATCCAATCACCTTCTGGATTTGTCGCTCCATAGTTGGAATAGATGGTTGTTGTGGTGCCATTGTAGTTGGCGGCGAAGTTTAATTTGCCCAGCACTGTTGAAGTTGACAACCTGATGTATTCACCTGAATTGGCATACAGTTCCACAAAGTATGAAGGATGTTGGTATTGTGGATCTGTGTCTGTGGCCAGTTCAGCGGCTATCTTGACCCAACCCTCCAATGTGTAGTCCTGTGATGTGGAAGGTTCTGTGATGTCTGTGGTTGAAAATCTTATGGAATCATCTGTGTCTGTCACTGTGATGCCCCTGCCATAGAATAGGCCAGTGCCTGGATCCGCGTTGACCACATTGAATTCAATGCTGGCTGGAGACCATTTGTAGGTCCTTGTTGTGGTCTGTGGATGTCCTGTCTGTAGATTGATGGTTTGGTTCTGTGCCTGGTCAGTGATGCCAATCACTGTTGAACTGTCCTCAACAGCAACATCTCGCTGGACCTTGTGTACTGTGTATCTGGCTTCCGCTGGACTCACTGTGAGATCACCCACTGTGATGAATGGTGCGTCCTCCAGAGTCTGTCTTGCATTGCCTCCAAGATGTATCAATTTAGAATAATTCAATTCCAATGGCGCCAATCTCTCTGCCTGTGTGCCATCATGGGTTCCTGAATCACCAATCACAAATTCCTGTTGTGTGGTTGCGTTCAAGTCTGTTGTCACTGCCTTGATCTGTGCGATCTGATCAGAGTCATCTGAAACTTCCACAAGGTATTGGAAATATCTCGCCCTCACACCATACAGGGTGCTTTCTGTGCCTCCTGTTATCACAGGATCACCTGGTAGGTCTGATGATGAATCAATTGTGTTGGCCGCGAACACCTTGACATTCACAACACCAACAGCGTCCACTGTGCATAAAGGATTGACATCAGTTATCCTGCCTAGGTCCTTGATGTCTGACTTGAATGTGATGGGATCACCAGCTCCAATGGTGTAGAATCCACCTGTGCCAGTTTCCCAATCAGTCCAACTGTCCCAATCAATGCCTGATACAGAACCTTCAACATAGTTGGCGTCAACATAGCCATCTGCCACATAGAGTCCAACTCCAAAGTCATCCCATTCATATACCTGCCTCTTGATAGTACCAGTTGTTGGGTCAAAATACTGTGCCATTATCCTAGAGTCTCCTTGGTTGCAGTGGTTGATTGGACTGTGCTTTGGGCACTGCCAAATTGATCACTGGTTTGTATGATGTTGTTCAACACAGCCTCCAATGTCTTGCCTGTGGTTGCTGTGCCTTCTAGATTGGTGAATGAAAATGCTGAATATGTGCCTGTGCTACCATCAGCGAATTCCTGATCCAATGCTGTTGAATAAAATTTTGGTCTGATGTATGTGTCTTTGGTCAATCTCTGTAGGAACACAGGCACTGCCACCTGTGTGTCAAATCTTGTGATGTTGGCCAACTGTGTTTCTTTCAACACCTTGGTGTTCTTGTCAAATATGTAGAATCTAATCTTGTCAATGTAGGAAGTCTGTGGCACCTTCACAAAGAAATTTATGTTGGCGGTGATGCCATCGCCCTGTCCTGTGATTATCTGTCCAATTGGTGCTGTGAAACTGCCTGTGAGATTAACCGCTGAATTCTCAACATCAAGGTTGTATAACAGACAGTGCGTTGAAGTGAGCACTGTGTTGCTTGAATTGAATTGTGCGATGCTCTGTGAATCAAATGTTGTCACTGATGAAATGTTGCCCAAATCTTTGGTCTCAGGCAGTGCGTCATTGTCTGTTGAAGATGATGTTGTGCTGGTTGGTGCTCCCGCTGAATCCAATGTTGGATCAGTCACAGTGTCTTCCTGGTCATTGGGTGGTGCAACTGAAATTGGTGTCGCAGGATTGATGCCTGAAACTGGTTGCAGTATGAAAGTGTCTGGTCTATAGGTCTGTGCTGGTATCTCAATCTGATCACCTGACACAAATGGATACAGTGTGGCATCATGTTCTCTGGCCTGCACACTGATGTTGCCACCTGCTGTGAAACTCATATTGGTTACCCTGAATGTCTGTGTTGAAAGATTCAACACATCTGAAGTGATCCTTATGATGTCACCAGGTTCAACTTCCAACAGTTCTGGTGTCGCTGTGAATTGGATGTATCTTTGATTCCTTGATTTTTTGTAGATCATCCTTGCGATGTCTTGTGCTATGTTCTTGTTGGCGATGGTAAAGAATTGGAAGTCACCAATCAGGTCTTCTCCATCACTGGTCACATCCGCTGATTCTGTGTAGACCTGTTGTTGTTCTGTGAAATTTAGATCTGGATCAACATATCTCACAATAACTTGGTTGTATTTGTTTGACTTTTGTTCACCCTGCATATTCACAGATCCAATGATGTGATCAGTGGTGACATCAAAAGCGGAAGTCAGTGTAGAAGATGTTATGTCTGTGGCATTGCCACCATCTTCTATTTTTATTTTGTATCTGCCCTGTATGTAAGGTAGGAATGCCCTGCATCCAGATAATAAAATTTTGACATTATCTAAAATTTTTGGTGTCACAGATAGCACAGCGTTCATTGTGATGGCCTTGCCTGTGACTCCTGATGAATATGTCACTTGTTGATTACATTTTATCGCCGCTGTCTTGAATGCATCTGCGTTGATCTCTGTTTTGTCTAATCCTGCGCCCCATCTTGTGTTCATCAAATAATCTAGAGCACAGTTCACTGGATTGTAGGAATGTGCTTTGGTAAGGTCAGCATAGTCATTGGCAAGATCCTCACCACCTGCGTGGGTGATAACATTATAGACTTTTTTGCCCAACACATCAAATTTGACACTTGGTATTCCTCCCCTGTAAGGATTGTTGTCTGCATCTTCCTGTGATTCAATTTTTTTCCATTCATACCTTATCACTGCGTATGCCACACCTGGCATCTTCCTTGTCTTGCTGGACCAACTCGCAGTTTGATTTGCCAGTGATGATTGGCCTTGTGTCTCTGTGCCATTGAAAATCTGTAATTGCAGTCTACCTGAATATCTGCCTGAACCAATGGTGTGTGTGGTTGCTGTTGCGTATTTGCCACCTGATGGATTTGGCAATTGTGTGTCATCAATGTAGATCCTTTTGATGCCTTCTATCTCACCTTCACAGATTGCATACACCACATACAAATATTTGTTGTCTGTGCCATTTGTTTCAGCGAAAACTATCCTACCACCAACTCTCCTGAATCCATACACAATGGGGATGTCAACATTGGTGCCCGCTTTGGTAATGACCACACCATCTGGAGATTGAGATGCACCTGGTGTTGGAACATCTGGAGAGAATCCTCCAAACAGGCCTGATATGGCAGAACCAATCGCAGAGAACACAGCGGAAAATACATCAACCACTGCATTGAATACATCTTCTACAAAATCAGTGATGCCTTCAACTATATCTGAAATGAATCCCATTACATTATCTCCTTGACATAATTGCTTCCACAGTGTGTCATTGTTTTTGCAAAGAATGAATCTGCGGACTCAATAAACTCTTGATTTGGTTGGAAAAATTCATCAAATGCCCTGGTGTTGGCATTGAAAAATTTACATTCTCTATCTCTGAACCATTGTTCAGCACCTGACAACAAGTCCTTGGCCATAAAACCTTGTCTGTATGATGGATCAGCATAGATGAAATTGATCAATCCCTCACGCATACCATTGTAGGGATTATCAAACACAGTACACATCGCATAACCTTTGATCTCACCTTGCCTCTCAGCAACAATGAACTTCCTGTTGGGTTGGATGTGATGCTGTCTGATCATTTCAATTAAATTTTTTTCTTTGAATGTGCCAACACCCTCACCTGCTTCTGTGGCGTGTTGTTCCATCAGTTTGACCAATCCATTCATATCCTGTACTTCAAAATCTCTTATCATTATGGTTTACCCCATCTTATATCTTGTAGATCTTCATGAGCGAACTGCATTGATCTATCTGTGGGATGTTCTCTCTGGAAAGATCCTTCATTGGTATATCTACCTGTGGTCTTGTCAAAATTTGCGAATGTTGATGCAACCTCTAGTGTGATGGTTGCTGTCTTTTCAGCATCAACAATTGAATAACCTGTGACCTTGCCTTTAAAGGTTATGATTGGTGTGTCAATGATTGCTCTGGTGTTTGGATTTAGATAAGCAGATCTTATGATCACTGTTTTACCAATCATCTGTGACTTGGCGAATGTTGTTATGTTTGAAACATCAAGGCCTGATATCGCTATCTTGCAGTTTGTTATTATGAGTTCTGCATTTTCTTCAATGTCAGAAACACCAAGGAAATTTGATTGTGCCTCATAGGTATTTGATGCATAGTCAATAGGGAAAGGACAATTTGTAAAATATTGGGTGGCACCTGTGGTTGCTATCTCAACCAATTGTATTCTTATCTGGCTAAGACTTGCAAGATTGCTTTGAATTGTTGCACTGAGTCCTCTGGTCATTATACCTCCTCAATGATATCAATTTCATAACTCACTGTGCCATCTGTGGCATATTTGTATTCTTGTATGTCACCTGTCAGCGTCATCCTAAATGGTACATCATCAACTGTGACTGTGCTTGACCCATCATCATTGACTGCTTCAATGAGATTTGGTGTGATTGCAACAGCAACATCACCTGTGCCATCAGTTGTTGCATCTGCTGTCAGCATATACACCTTGTTGTGAGAAGGGAATCTGATAACATCTCCCGCTTTCATTATGGTCTGTGAATTCTTGTTGGTTGCTATGTTCACTGAAGATGAACCCGCCGCATTGGTGCCATCCACTGTGGCAGTTATGCCAGTGACACCTGACTGGTTCTCTGATACAGAAGGCAGTGTGATGTCAAATGAGTTCAAAGGTCCTTCAAGTCTTGTAGCCACAGCCTGTATGGGTTTGAAATTCGCCAATGCCATCCTTGGATATTGAATGGTTGTTGAAAATCTAGTGCCCGCTGTTGAAACCCTGATTCTTCTACCTGACTGTGTGGTTGTCTGTTTGGTAGATGAAACTGCTCTAAAATTTACTGTTCTGAAGCCTATGGTTGAAGGCCAGTTGCCAATGAACGCCATCCTATATTACCTCCTTGTAATAATATTCTTGAGGATATTTTTTCATCCTCTTGTAAAAATCAATCCTTAATGTGTTTGTAGCAGATTGAACACTATCAAATTCGCCTTGTGGTGTCACTACAGGTTTGAATAGTTTTGGTTGAAATTTTGGTGGATTTCTTTTCATAGCAGAATAATCAATTTTCCTTTTGCTGTAATCAAAATTCCTTTTGCTGTAATCATAATCTTTACAATTCTGCGAATTAGAACAGCAATACACATTATCAGGATGATAAGCACCTGTATCATTGTATCTTGCCATCACCAAAGTGTCTTTGTTAAATGTTTGTGGTATGTTTTTATCAACACCATTTGATAACCACCAATTATACCATTCTTGTGGAGTGAATTCAAAAGCAATGCCACGCTTCTTGGCACCTCCTTTGTGAGCATTGTAAATTATTTTCCAATATTCTTTGTAAGCCATATCTTATTATAACACAATCAGCAAATTATGCCAATGCACTCCTTCCTTGTCTGTTCAATCCTTGATTTATGATTCCTGTGATTGTTGCCCTTCTTGAAACCAATAATTCATCAAAACCTCTTGCATCAATGGTATTGATGCTGAAGTTGATGTTGACATCTCCCTGTGCTGTGGTATCCATTGAGGTTTGTTGCGCCATTGGTGTCACTGTGGCAGGACCTGATATCAATTCTGGACCTTCCTCACCAACCATACCAAATTTACCTGCTGGTATCTTACCACCATCTGCGAAGAATCCTGCGAATAGGCTACCTCCACCTGTGAAGAATGCCAGTGCTGTCCTCAATCCAAGTTCAATGCCCAGTGCGGCATTTAGATTGTCCTGTTCTTTTTTGATGCCCTTTAATTTTTCACGCAACACATCAAACACAAATATTTCTAGTCCAATCTGTATGATGCCTGATATCAACTGTCTAACAATGGCTCTAGCCACACTTTGTATTGATTCTGCGAATGATTTTGCACCCAGCACAGCATCAGCGAAAGCATCACCAACACCTCGCTTGAATGTTTCAAATGATGAAATCAATAAGTCAACACCTTCCTGCATTGGTAAAAATTTGTCATATGCCTGGTCAAAAGTTTCCTCAAATGTCTTTTTGAAGTTCTCCATTGTAAGGGTAGCTCTTTTTGTTTTTTTGGTCAATTCATCTTCGCTTTTGGTTATATCATTTACTTTTTCTTCAACTTCTTTGAGTGCGTTGACCTTTTCTCTTAGGGCCAGCACAAATTCATACATCTCTTGTCCATACTTGCCAAGTTGTATTTCACCCGCTTCAACCCTGTCAATGAAACTACCTAGGCTTTCATCTGTTTCTTCAACACCATCTTTGACACCATTGATTGAATCAATGAAATCCTGTGATGCCTGTTGTGCGAACTCGCCCGCTTCTATGAATTTTTCTCCCAAACCTGTGAGATTGATTTTGTTTAATAATTGTCCTACACCAACAACCACTTTGGCAACACCTGAATAGAAGTGTGCCAGTGCCTTCATTATCTCATCAAAAATTCCACCAATGAATACCACAGCCATCTTGGCCTTGAAACCCAACATCAAGAAACCAATCACTCCAGCAAATTTTAGAGCAGGATGCAATCCATCTGTGGCCCTCAACACATTGTTGAATGCGTTGCTGAAAAAGTCAAACACAGGTTGCATAGCATCAAGGATGAATCCAGCACCAACCAAGGCAGTCTCAGCTGATCTAACAATTCCACCACCTATGGCTTCTGCGGCTTCTTCAATGCTTCCAAAATTTTCTGACAGTGTGTCATCCAGTGTGGCCACTGTGGCTTTCAAGAAGTCAAATGGACCAGCGTCCATCACCAATGATTGGAATGTGAACATCTTGTCACCAACCATTGAAACAAGACCATCAAATGTTGATGCTAGGGCGATTGATGCCTGTCCAAATTCACCATCTGGACCAAAAACTCTTTCCAATGCCGCCGCTGTCTCTTCCGCTGTGACTGTGACGCCCGCTTTGAAACCTAATAATTCTCTAACACCTCGCTCTCTCAATAATTCAGCGGATGATATACCTGCACTCAATGATCTCTGGATCTGTTCACCTGCTGTGACAAAGTCAAGTCCTGCCACTGCGGCAACATTACCTGTCAATTCTAAATTTGTTCTTAGTTCTTCAGCGTCATCTGACACAACAGCAAGGACACCTGCCGCCTGTGCTATCTCTTGCAGTGAGAATGGCACCTGTCCAGCGAAGTCTCTGAGTTCTTTGAATGCCTTGGCACCTTCTTCCGCTGTGCCAAATAAAAATTTTAATCTTGTTTCAAGTGTTTCAAGTTGTCTGGCAACACCAAGGAATGAGGTTGCAATTTTGGCACCTCCAATGGCCGCCAATGCACCAGTGGCTATCTTGGCCGCTGTGCCCAGGCCACCAAGAGATGAAGTAATGGCAACAGTGTTGGCGTTCAACTGTCTGAGTTGTCTCGCGCCTTCTACTTGTACTTTTACTTTGTATGTTTCAGTTACCATTATCTTCTCCTTGTTCTGCTAG